GGACAGCAGTATTCATAATGGGAGGTAACAACTCAACAAGCTCCAATTCACAAGGTGACAGTTATTATTCAGGTGGTGGAACTGGTGGGGAATATGACACTCCCACGCCAACGACAAAGAAAAAAGGAAAAGTTAAAAAGGGAATTAAAGTCGTTGAGGAAAAACTAGGAGTTACGGAAATAAAGCATGGTCCAATGGGCTATCTTCAAACAAAAAAAGGAACAAAGGATGTCCGTGCATTAAAACTGTCAAAAACAAAAGGTGGAACATCAATGTTTGGACAAGAAGCATCCCGAGCTACTGATGATTATTTAATTGGTTTGGGATCGGATGTCGCAAAGGTTGGAAATTATTTTAGACAAAAAGGTGGAAAATTCATACGAATCAGCAAGGCAGAGGGGGAAAGATTATATGCAAAGGGCGATCCCAGTATAAGTCGTTCTACTTTTCTTACTTCAAAAGGAAAGGAAATGAAGTATGGAAAGTCAGGTGGAGCTATGGGTTCAGGTGATCCGTCAGGAATGATGACAAGCATCCCCATTTCAGAAGCAATGTTTGAAAAACAAAAGAAGATTCAAACACTAGCCTTGGCTGGAATGTCATTGGCAATGCCAATGGGATTGGCTCAAGGAATGAGATCTGTTGCTGCCGATACTTTCCAAAGACCGTATTCGGACTACATCTCTGCATTTTATAAAGGACAAAGTGGCGAAACCAACTTTGCAAAGGCAGTAGGATTTGCGAATCAATCAAAAGAGACAGCTAACTTGGCTATGGGTACTGCCGTTTCTGATGGTGGAGAAAAGAAATCAACGAAATTTACTAAAAAAACTACGAAATACTTTGCTGGATCATATGCAGATGAGGCAAAGAAAAAGCGTAAATTCTTTCAACATGGAGCAAACTAATGCCTTATACCGATCCTGACATAAGCCCAACCATAGCTGACAACAGCAAGGTTGAGAAGATTTTAAAAAGATACAAGGAAGCACAATCCTTAAAGGATAACTGGAAGGAGAAGTTTGAGGAGGCATATGAATATTGTCTGCCTCAAAGAGAATCCTTCTATGAAGAATCACCAGCTCAAAGGCGCACGGATAAAATATTTGATGAAACAGCAGTTGTAGGCATACAGGAGTTTGCCAGTCGCCTACAATCAGGCATTGTTCCAACTTTTGCAAGATGGGCTAATTTGGAAGCTGGTGTTGAAATACCAGAGGAGAATGTAGAATCCGTCAATCAATCATTGGATGCAATCACCCAGTTTGTTTTTGAAACAGTTGGCAACAGTAATTTTAATCAGGAGGTCCATGAATGTTTTATGGACTTGGCTGTAGGCACAGGATGTCTTTTAGTTGAAGACGGTGACGCAGTTAATCCCATTAAATTTTCTGCCATTCCTTTGCCACATTTAATTTTAGCAAATGGTCCTGACAATAAAATTGATACAGTCTTTAGAAGAAGATATTGTAAATTAAAGGAAGTTGAGATCATGTATCCTCAAGCAAAAGTTCCTGAAGACATAATGCAATCCATGGGTCCTGATAAGAAATGCACTTTACTGGATGGTGTTTATCGAATTTATGATGAACCTAATGTAGAAAAATATAAGCATTGTGTTGTTCTTTTGGAAAAGAAAGTAATCGTACTGGAAGAATTTTTTGAAGGCGTGGGATCAAATCCCTACATTGTCTTCAGGTGGAACAAGGCATCAGGCGAAGTATATGGTCGAGGACCAGTATTCAACGCCATGTCTGCAATCAAGACTTGCAACCTGACAATTCAATTAATTTTAGAAAATGCTCAGATGTCCATATCAGGAATATATCAGATAGAGGATGATGGAATAGTTAATCCTGACAATATCCAACTAGTACCAGGTTCGCTAATTCCAATCGCCCCAAACTCAAGAGGTTTGCAGCCAATTAATTCGGCTGGGCGATTTGATGTAGCTCAGTTGGTACTAGAGGATATGCGTAATAATATTAAGAAGGCATTGTATATGGAAACACTAGGAAGACCTGAAGGCACTCCTATGACTGCAACGGAAGTTGCTGAACGAATGGCAGATTTGTCAAGACAAATCGGATCATCATTTGGTAGGTTGCAATCAGAATTTGTTGTGCCAGTATTAAGGAGAGTTATTCGCATCTTAAAAGATCAAGGAAGAATAGAATTACCAATAGTCAATGGTCGAGAAGTCAAAGTACAGGCAATCAGTCCGTTGGCAAGAGCGCAATATCAACAAGATATTAGCGACATAAACAGATTTCATGAGATTATCGCTACGACATTCGGTCCACAAGTCCTTAATTTAATAGTTAAACAGGACGAAGTGGCGAAACATATCGGTAAGCTGATGAATATTCCTGAGAAACTATTAAGAGATTCAACGGAACAGCAAGAACTAGCCCAAGAATTGCAATCTATGGCACAAGAAGGACAACTAGGAGAATTAAATGGCATGGGAAAAACACAAGTCGCCTAAAAAGCCACTTACCACCTCAATAGACGGATATACAAGAACACCAGAAGTTGAAAAGAAATTAAATCAACTTGTAGCTAGTGTTTTTAAGGGAGATGATGGAAAGCAAGTATTAGCTTATCTGAAATCTATTACCATGGAAGCCGTGGCTGGACCAAATATAACTCAAAATGAACTGTTTCATTTAGAGGGTAAACGCTATCTTGTAGCAATACTAATACAAAGAATTAATAAACATAACAATGAGGTGAAAAAATGAGTGAAAAACAAGTACAAGAACAATCAACAGAAACACAGGAAGACACAGGGAAACCTGAACACATTTCTGACAAGTTTTGGGATGCTGACAGCAAGTCAGTCAATGTAGAGGCATTGTCAACAAGCTATAATACATTGGAAAAGAAACTTGGAAAACGAACAGAAGACCTGACAAAACAAATTCGTCAGGATATGGATAATCAAAAATCAAAGAATGTTCCAAAGGAATATGAAATTAAACTGCCTGATGACTTGCCTGAAGATGTGCAGATAGACATTGATAAGGAGCAACCTCTAATGAAGTGGTGGTCTGAAAAAGCAAAAGAAATGGGCTTTTCACAGGACCAGTTCAATGAAGGAATAAGCCAATTTGTTAATAATGAAGTAAATAGTCTTCCTAATATTGAACAGGAAATGCTTGATTTAGGGGATAATGCAAAGGAAAGAGTGGAATCGGCTAACTTATGGGCTAAAAAGCATTTAAGCGAAGATGCCTATAACACCATATCCAACCTTGCATCCACATCCAATGGAATAAAAACCTTGGAGGAAATCATGTCGCTTAACAAGAAAAGCGTTATGCCATCCACACCAACAGCGATAGAGGGAAAACCAACCTTGGAAGACCTTCGTTCCATGATGAAGGACCCTCGCTATTGGAAAGATGGGGAGAAAGATAATGGATATATTCAAAGGGTAACAAAATTATTTGAAGCAATCTAATGCGACTTGTTCTTGTACAATGGCGAGATACAAGAGAAATTGGAGAAACTTGGCATGACATGGAGGAAGTATCAAAAACACATTCTTCCGTTATTCATAGTGTTGGATGGATTACAGAAAGAACAGAAGTTGATTTAAAGATATCAGCCTGTTGTCCTTTGGAATTAGAGGATAAGGAAGTAGGACGCACTACTGTCATCCCTCACGGATGTATTGAATCAATTAAGGATTTAATCCTGAAAGAATAATGTGCGTTGCAAATACTGATTTCTTTACCCATTAATTGCCTCAAGACCTTTAGAGTAAAGGAAAATGCCCTTTTGGAGAACATTGGACTAGCTTGAAAGACAATCGAAACCTTAACTAACGGAGAAATGAAATGGCTAGTACAATAACCAATGCCTTTATTACTCAGTTCGAATCAGAAGTTCACATGGCGTACCAACGCATGGGAGCTAAACTTAAAAATCTGGTGAGAACTGTTAATGGAGTAAGTGGTTCTAGCGTGAAATTCCAAAAGGTTGCAAAGGGAACAGCGACAACTAAAGCTAGACATGCTGAAGTAGTTGCTATGAACCTTACTCACTCTAATGTGTCTGCAACTTTAGCCGATTATTACGCTGCCGACTACATTGACAAGTTAGATGAATTGAAGATCAACATTGACGAAAGGCAAGTTGTGGCACAAAATGCTGCATATGCCCTTGGTCGTAAAACAGACGCTATTCTTATAGCTGTGTTGGATGCTGCTACTTCAATCGCTGCAAATGTCAATTCGTCTGCTACTGGGATGACATTAATTAAAGCTAAAAACATGCAATCAGTTTTTGCTACTAATGATGTTCCTGATGACGGACAACGCTACTTCGCTGTTGGTCCTACTCAATGGGGTGACCTAATGAGTGTGGAGCAGTTCTCTAGAGCCGAATATGTCGGACCTGAAAATTTACCATTTACAAATGGTGAATCAACTGCGAAAAGATGGATGGGATTCCTTTGGTTTGTTCATTCAGGATTAAGCACTTCAAGTTCAAACAGACTATGTTTGGCATGGCATAAATCTTCTGTTGGTCTTGGCATAGGTCAAGATGTTAAAACAGAAGTTAACTACATACCTGAAAAAGTTTCTCACCTAATTACTTCTTCTCTCTCTATGGGAGCAGTAGAAATTGATGGTGATGCTACTAGGGTACAACTTTGTACAGAATAGGAAGGAGATATTTATGGCTTATGCAACAAGTAATCCAATAAAGAAAATCTCTCAAATGGGAGATTCAAACTCTCTGTGGTACTATACTGACGGAGATGCCATTGGAACAATTGATGATGATGATTATTTTTTAGCTGATTATGGTCAATTGACTGCTGGAGATATTATTTTTATTAATAGTGGTGGATCAAACGGAGTTTTTGATATTCTTGGAGTATCAGCGTCTAGTTCATCTACTGTTACTACTGTAATATTAGCGTAAATTTATTAACTAGGGGGAATAATTCCCCCTAGATTAGAATGATTCTAATATGGCAACGACAAAGATAGATATATGTTCAACAGCTCTAATACTCATAGGAGCAACAACAATCACCTCTTTCACGGATGACAGTACAGAGGCGACTGTCTGCAATACAATCTACGAGGATGTTCTTAAGGCATCCCTGACAAGACACAGATGGAGATTTGCGTCTGAACAAAAGCAATTAAGTTTACTGACAGCAACTCCGACAGGACGATTTGCGTATGCCTATCAACTGCCCACAAGTCCTCAACTCATACAAATTATTACACTAACAGTTAATGATGCTGTTATTCCATATGAACGATATGGAGATAAAGTTTATTTAGACAGCTATGGCAGTACCTCTACCGTTGTCTGCGATTACATCTTTCGCCAAGATGAAGCGTATTTTCCTCCACACTTCATCTTGGCTCTTGAATACCATTTAGCCAGTCTGTTTGCTGGATCAATAGCTAGGGATTCAGGAATGATTAAGCAATTTTCTGAAATGGCTGAACGACAATATCTTGTTGCCAAGAATATTGATTCTGCTGAAAAAACAAACCAGCAATTAAATGTAACTCGATTTACAAACTTAAGACAATCAACGAGAATTTAAATGGCTAGAACATTAAGAACTGTTCTAACTGACTTTAGTGGTGGAGAACTTAATCCATTACTAAAAACAAGAACGGATGCAAAGGCATACTTCAATGGAGCGCAGACACTTCGCAACTGGTATATGCTTGATACTGGTGGAATCATGCGTAGGCAAGGAACTTCCTATAAGCAAACGCTAACTGGAGAATCTCGCATATTGCCATTCGTCTTTTCAGATGATGAAGTTGCCATATTTGCTTTAAGCAACAACAGGCTTGATGTCTTCAGCAGTACAGGAGCATCCATTCAATCGAACATAACATCCAACTGCAACTGGACCACAGCCCAATTATTTGAACTGAACATAGCTCAATTTGGTGATACTGTCTTTATAGCTCACAGGGATAATCCAACAGTTAAGATTAAAAGGGCATCAGCATCATCATTTGCTGCAACAATATTTGCCTTTGATTCCCATTCTTCAGGATATCCACGCTATCAACCTTATTATAAGTATGAGGATAGTGCTGTTACACTAACTCCAGCAGCAACGACTGGAAGTGGAATTAATGTAACTGCGTCATCTGCCATATTTGATTCTGATGCCAACTGGGTAGGCAAAGTCTTGCGTATCGGAGAAAAGGAAGTTGATATTACAGCAAGGACCAATACAACCGTTGTTGTCGTAACCATCAGGGAAACATTGGCAAGTACAAGTGCCAACGCTGAATGGGATGAACAACTGATTTCCTCTCACAGGGGATACCCCCAAGCAATTACTTTCCATGACAATAGGCTGTGGTTGGGTGGAGTTAAATCCAAGCCATCTTCAGTCAATGCCAGTCATGTAGGCGATTACTTTAACTTCAGCGTAGGTACTGGTCTGTCAAGTGAAGGCATAGATGTTGCCATTAGTGGTGATCAGGTGAATGAAATTCGCCATCTTTATTCCAGTTCCAATCTACAAATTTTTACGGATGGTGGTGAATATATTATTCCAACATCATCCGATACTTCTGCAATCACTCCAAGCAACATTGTTTTCAGAAGACAAACGCCCTATGGATGCTCTCGAACAAGACCAATTCTTTTTGATGGAGCATCCCTCTATACGCAAAAGAATGGTCAGGCGGTTAGAGAATTTATTTATTCCGATACGGAGGCTGGATACATTTCAACTAATATTTCTGTAATGGCTAACCATCTTATAGACAGTCCAAAGGATATTGCCATGATTAGTGGCAGTTCCACTCGTCCTGAACAATTTGCTATTTTTACAAATAACGGAAGTACCCACGGAGGAAAACTGGCAGTCTTTCATTCAATAAGAGAGGAAGACATAGCTGGATGGACCATGTGGAGTACAAGAGATGATGATACATTTCACAGCGTTACAAGTGCCAACGAACACTTGTTTGCTGTATGCAAACGATCCTTGAATAGTGTAGTAACCTATACATTGGAGAAGTTTGCAGAGGATGATTCAACGAGCCTTGACTGTGCGACAGCGTCAACCTTAAACCAGCGTGGTACTCCTCTCGTTAAAGGCGCATCACAGTCAGGGCTTACATTAATCACGGATGGATTTACTTCAGCTCCACAAGTACAGGAGGCATTTACAATTAGTGGAGTAACAGGAACATATACGATAACTGCTGTTACCAATAATGGTAGTGGCACTTACACCCTTACACTTGACGCTACATTGGCATCTTCCCCAGCAGATAACGCAGCCCTTACCCTTACAAAAGGATTCTTGCATGATGTGAACGCCATTTATACAGGAGAATCCGTTAATGCTGTGGCTGGTAATTCCTCATTAGGAGCATTTACAGTATCAGGTGGCGACCAAGTTACCTTTACCGTTGATCCCCAAGCAACAGGCGTAAGCATTGGATTCAATTATACGCCTTCCTTGGAAACCATGCCGATTGATGTGGAGACGGAAACTGGTCCTCATACAGGACTTCCCAGAAGAATAGTGCGTTGCATTGTAGATATAGCTGACGCATTGGATATATCATTGAAAGCTCCCAATTCATCTGCGACAGCGCATGAGCTGGTGATCTTGCAAAGTGGATTTACGATAGGTGGCGATTTGACAAAGCAATCAGGAAAGAAAGAATTTTATTTTTTAGGATATGATAAATCTCCTACAGTAGCAATAACGCAGAATGATCCCTTGCCATTGAAGGTACTGGGAATGGCACTTGAGGTTCAAATAAGCTAATGGCAATTAATCCAGCATATATTTACGCAGGAGTTAAAGGATTAGATACTCTTTTTGGTTTTACCATGGGGAGAAGGCAAGATAAGTCATATCTTCAAAAACTGCATCAGGACAAGCTCCTTACTCGATTAAATACGGTATCCAATACTAATATTATATTAGATAATTTAAAGTCATTACAGGCTGATAATCAAACGATAGCTGGAACAGCCAATTATCATGCCTTTGATAGTGCCTCTTTCAAGGCAATTCAAAAGAGAATGACATCTTTAGCAGAAAAAGACATTAAAAATTTAGAAATGACTAATGCAATAGCGATTAGTGGAATAGACACTTCTCTTAAGAATTTGAACTTTAACATGAGATTGAGTGAATTTAAACTAATTGCTGATCTTGGAACTCTTGGATATTCAGCAAATCATTATGTAAAAGATCAAGCAATAGAAGAAGCTATAAGAAAAGCCGAAATAAAAAAATTAAATAAAATATATGCAGAAATAAAAAAACAAGGAAGAATTACCAGAGGATATTATGGAAGGAACTATAACATTGTACGATTTGCTGATCGCTTTAAAAAATTAAAAAATAAAAATTATGGATTTTATAAAGGAAGATAATGGCAACGCTTAAAAAATATAAATCAATGGCTAATCTTCCACAGCCAAGTGGATTGAACATTAAGGTCAACAAGGACACCCAGCCCTTTAATGCTCCGATTGAACTGTATGGTCAACGAATGGAACATGACAACCAACTTGCATTGGATGACTTGGATAATAAGATTGAACTGGCTAAACTGCAAAATAAGGATCAAAAAACCTTTCTCAAGGAACAGGAAACAATGTTCAAGGAAAGGAATAAAACCCTTTTTGATAATACTTTACTTTCAGAAAAGATTAAACTTATTGAGTTTGACAGCTTTCTTAAGAAGAAGCATTGGAACAACCCCTCTCTCTATAAGGCGAAGTTTGATGAATACATCAAGGTAAAAACTCAATCAGGACTATTTCCTGATCCAACAAGATTATTAAAGTTTCAGGAAAAGGCATCATCACTAGGGATCGCATCCATGGATGAAATCAGCAAGAATGTTGCGACATCATTGGAAAATGAATCTTGGGAGCTGCTTAATCTTGCAAAGGAAAAAATTTCAACAAACATACAGGAAAGAATTTTCAGCATGGATTCCCTATCAGACTTGGCTGATCAAAATGTATTATACGCACAGGAAAGTATAAACCTAGAATCAAACTTAAAAAATTATGCTGTTAGTCATCAACAAGTATCCGACAAAACGGAAGCAGACCTTCATAATATTTTGGATTCATGGAGATTTGATCACGACAAGGCTTTCATAGAGCATTTCCTGACCAACATCATAATGCAACCTGATGAACCTAATTCGGTCTTCATGGCTGAAGCAATATGGGAAGCATGGAAGTCTGGTACTAAATTAGAAGCAATTGATAAAAATCTAATGGCAACAGGAGATTATTACAAAAAAGGAACACCAGATTTTTGGTTGGATTTATTGAATCGCTACACCTATGATCAGCATCCATTAGACAATAAAGAAAAAATAATGACAATGGTGGATGCAGCCATAGAAAATAAAAAGGATGAATGGACGAATATACGGAATCAACGAGACACTGAAGTAATAGCTGAGAAGGATATACTTTGGGATCAATACATGGATATAAACAATGTTAATTCAATAAAGAATATTAATACTCAAGAAGTAAATCAAGTTATAGCAGAAGGTATATCTGTCAAGAAGGGTTCTGATGGTGAAATAGTAGAAGATAAGGAAAAACTTAAATTATTTAACTTAACACAGGATACAAACTTAAGATTAAAACAAATAGTTAATGAATTTCGTATTGATGGCAGTATATCAAATGCCATTAGCAAGATGCAAAAATATAAGTTGGATTTAACTCTGCTTGATTATCCTGAAAATTACAGCAAGGAAAAAATTCTTTATGAAAGACTGTTTACACAAGATAATGCTGGAATAAATTTTAATACATCCGAAATATTCAACGAGCTGTCCTTGGCATATAAGACAAATGTACCACAGCATCCGTCTTTGCAACCTTTAATAAGTAGCATCAAGAATTTACGATATTTTCCACAACAAATGGTTGATAATATTTACATTTATACAGGGCTGAATTTTGATAATGACGAGGACATAGACACACTTTTAAGCATGGCTATTGTCAAGATAAATACAATAGGCAAGGGAAAAGTTGGAAATCTTAATATTGGTGGGAAAGATGTTGCTGAAGCATTGGATGCTGTTTTTACCATTAATAAATCTGATGGACGTATAGCAGCAATAAATAAATGGAAGTCAATGATGAATCCTGACAACACATCACAAAAGATTCGCAAAGAAAAGATAGATGCTTTTGTTCTAAAAAAGGAAAGTACAAAAATAAAAGGATTCCTTTTTAATACAATAGAAGAAGATTTTGAAGATATCTATATGAAGGCTGTGGCTAGGGAAATGTGGATAAGTATTCCTTTCTGGTGGACATGGGGAGAAAACAGATTGCGTCAGATGTTTGGGATGAAAGAAGCAACAGAGATAAAGGGGAAAAGAAGCCTACATAATATTATCAAGCATAAGAATACTTTTATACTTGGTGCTCGTAAAAATATGAGTATGGAAAAAGGTGCTTATAAGGAATTTAGAACCATCTTTGATAAAATTGCTCATAATTTTGTAAATAGTGATACTCCCTCTGAACCTGATTTAGAACATGCTTATTGGAAAGCGAAAATCGCAGCCATTAATCAGATGACTGATGCTGATTATAGTTGGAGTTCAATGCTGTATCAACATGATCAAACTGCTGGTCTGGTATTAACCAAAAATTCCCCTGAAGATATAACTGGAATGGATGGACCAGAACTGTCAACCAATGTTACAGCCTTCGCCTACAACCACATTAAGAACATGGACCTGAATGATCAGTTTTTAACAGTATTGGGAGTGTCTCAACAAGATGGCGACATGGATGAATTTAATCGTTTTATGGGAAATTTTTTTAAACTGGATGAGAACCGTGATATCAGATTAGTACCAGATACAACAACATTGGACCGTGAAAATATGCAGTTTCATATCATGCTGCGATCAGAAGACGGTGATTGGAAAACGCTGATGGACGGAGCTGAACCTGTGTCATGGAAACCTAATACAGTCTTCAGCGATACTGGAACGAATTATTCAAGATCATCAATAATGCATGACGCAATAATAGATGAAGTTAATAACATTGACTTATCCATGGGGAAATCAGAAGTGCCAGTCAGGATCGAGGACCCTGAATTAAAACTAGAGTTTTTAGAAATATTTAAAAAGATGCACCAAGCTAATGAAAAATTTACAGAAGTGGGCGATTGGCTACAGGAAACGTTTCCTAACTTTCCATTCATTGGTCATGGCAAGGGAGCAGATGCAGACATAGATACCATTAATGAAAAACTAACTAACTTGGCAGATAACTTTGAATTTAAAATAAATGAAAAACAACAAGAATTAAATATAGAATTTAAAAGTGAAATTGAACAACTGGTCCTTACCCACAAGATCACCTACGACAATGATATTCCTTCTGAACTTTCCCCTGAAGCAAAATTTGGATGGTTAAGGGATAAGAATGAAATTAACATGAATAAATACAATGAACTTTATGGAAATATTGGAGTTGTAGTACATCCAAGGCATCAATTTATCATTACTGATATTATAGATGCAATCGGCATCAAGGATATTAAATTAACGGATTCTAATGAAATTGAATCCATTGAATATTCTGATAATCTCCAGCATATTTCTGAAGGCAGCAAATTTTATGAATCGTTAAAGAATGAGCAATACAGGGATGTTGGAGAAGCATTGGAGAATCTTTCTAAATTTTTCAAAAGTGATCAGCGATTCCAAGCTCTAATGATGCATTACGGAATTAGGGGAAATACGATACAATGACAGAACAAGAATTACAGGCATATGTAACGGAACTCAAGAGATGGGAAGGGCATGAACCAGTAGCCAAGAAGAAGTTTAATGAAATGTTCTTCACAGTTGGTTTTGGAGATTATGGACAACATGTCAAGGAAGGAACAGTAGAAACAAAGGAAGAAAGTACAATAAATTTAGAAAATAATATTAAAGCTCGTATGCCATTAATCATTGATGCCATGCCAGAATTTGATTCATTTCCCCTTGAACTTAAAGTGCCTATTGTTTCTTCTTGGTTTAGAGGTTCAATTAAAAAAAATCATAATACTGTAAAGTTAATTAATGCTGGAAATTTTATTGAAGCATCTAAAGAATTTTTAAGGCATGATGAATATTTACACGCAGAAGAAAGAGGCAAACGAGGAATCATCAAACGAATGGATGCCACATCCCAAGCACTAGCAGATTATGGAGAAAAAAAATATAAAGTTGAGGAACAATTAGAGACAATCCTCCCAGCAGACAAGGATGATATTATTGTAAAGGAAGAAAAGACTAAAAAAAAAATCTTTGAGAAACTTCTACCAGAACAAACGGTAGATGCTCACTCTTACTTAAGGGAACGATATGAGTTTTCAGATGAGGAACTGGATCAAGGAATAATAGCTGGAGATGAAATCCTTGAAGATGAAATTGTTCTACGAACTGACCAACCAGCAGAAAAAGTTATAGATGAAACATGGGGGCAATCGGAAGAAAATTTTATTGCTCCACAAGTTATTGATCATTGGAAAAAACTTCCACCTGAAAAAAAGAAGCATCCAGCATGGAACTGGCGACAAGATTCCTTCTTGGATACGGAACAATGGCAAGACCTCAAGTCAGGATGGTTTGATGAAAATATCCTTGGTTTAGCTTATGCTGCAATAGCTCATCAAGAAACACTCTTTGATGTAGACACCGATTATAATGTTTATCGAGATGAAAAATACAAAAGTGCTATATTACAAAATCCTGACGCATTTCGTGATTCATTCAGTCAAGAACAGACAGAACACATATTGCGTCAGCAATACAAGAAATCCCAAGAGTATGTTTCTCCCTTCTGGTACATATCAGGAAGGGTATTGGGTGGAGTAACCGATCCAGCAAGTATATTCCTGTTCAGTAAAGCTGCGAAACCCATCTTCAATGCTGGAAGAATAAAAAGGGCTACAAAAACAACACAGATTATTGGAGCTGAAGAATTGCTCAAGCAGTCTATTAATGAAGAAAGAACATGGCAAGAAGGAGCTATGATTGTTGGTGGAACTTTCTTAATTAATATGCTTTTACCTACATTCAAAGGCAAGATGACAGAAGATGATGTCTACCACATTAAAAATCATATCAATAGCAGCAACATTCAGGAACAAGTCATCAATATAAACAAGAACAAAACAATTCAAATTATCGTAGGACCTACAAACAAGTGGAGAAAGCCCAATGGTGAAACAGTTTGGATTTCCTCCAACCTGATTCCTGACGATTGGATAGAAGTTTCAGCTTTTGCTAGGGCAACGGAAAACGGATGGGAGATTCGGATTAATCCTGAAAAAATTAAAAGGGATTTTAAAAACAAGGAATGGACAAAGCCAAAAGTAAAAGGCGTTGTTCCTATACCAAAAAACAGATTTAAAACAGTAGAGGAGTATCAGGAATTTGTATTAAATCATGAACTTGCTCATACATTTACTTTAAAGAGATTGGGGGAATCATTAGCCCAGTATGAAAATAGAATAAATCAGATAGCTCTCAAGCAAGGATTTGTTCCTCGTTCTAAATTTAAGGCAGAGGAGTATGTAAACAACAAGGAAAAATATCTTGAGGAACTGGATAATGAATCCTTCGCAAATACTTGGCTTGGAAAATTTGGTGAAAAATCAAACTGGAATCCTATTCAAGCTCTTGTTAATAGTGGAAACCTGACAGCCATTAAATTTGGTAAAGCTATTTTAAAATCATCCTTGTTCACCAAGGGAAACTTGAAGGGAATTGCAAGTGGTGATTCATTGGATCAGATCATGCAACTGGATATGAGGGCATTAGGAACTGCCATGGAGGATATTAAAAAACTTTATGATTCTTACCGAAAAACAGCACAAGGAAAATACATTACACTTGGAGAGTTTAGCCACCGAGTATCAAAAGCATTGGTTAATCCTAGATATGTTGATGAAATAGATGAAGTAATGAAAGCTAAAAAATTAGCTAGGGAATATTATGACTACATTGGAGATAAAATTAGGGCAGCTAATCCTAACTTACATCAACAGGAATTAATTGTAGGTAAATTAAAACAAAAATTAAAAATGTCCAAAGGAGATGAAATTGTATGGAAAAGAACACTTCGTGATGGAACAGAAGAAGTAAAAAAATTAACTCGAAAACAACTGCAAACAAGAATTAAGCATGAAGAAGCATATTTAAAAATGTTAAGGGAGAATCCTTTGCGTGAAAATTATTTAAACTCCCTTATTAAAAGAGCAAAAATTCAAAATGATATTACAGGATGGAGAGAGTTTGCAACTGCCAGTATTAAAAGAACCATGCCTGAACTATCGGATGCAGAAATATTAACCATTGTTAAAAGCTATGAAAAAAAACTTCCTTGGAAATCATTTAATAAAATGAATCCTGATAAATCACATAGTGATCTTATCATAGAGGAATATATTTTTAGCCCTTCAGGAATGAGTGGAAACCTTAAGGCAAGACGACTGAACATAGATCAGGAAGAATGGATGAACGCTGGGTACTTGGAAACGGATGTTATCAACTTGATGCAGATGTACCATAAAAGCGTTTTGCCTGACATCTACCTGACATCCATCTTTGGAACGCCTAATGCCATGGGTGGAGCTTACTTCAGGGCAAGGGGATATCAAGCTGGTCTTTCAGATGTTGCTGACGAATACCATGGCAAATGGCTCAAGGCAACTTCACGAACCGAGAAGGAAAAAATTATTGTTGAAAGAAATAAAGTTCTTAAATACATGGAAGCTGTCCGTGATTTGTTTAAAGGAACATACGGTGTATCTACCAATCCAGCAGACTTTTATTCAAGAGGAATTAAAATGCTGAAACTGTACAATGCCATGACTTCCCTTCAGGGTGGATTGGCAAGTATTGTTGATCTAGGTCGTTCCGTATTTTTTAATGGCATGAACAGAAGTTTAAGGGCAACTATGGAATCATTAGACAGAAAGGTAGCCAAGCATGTCTATGCTATGACAAAAAAGGAAGGAAGAATGTCTGGTGAACTGTTTGAAATGCAACTGAATACAAGAGCTATGATTTTTAATGACTTGGATAATTTTTATTCCATGAGTGGTCAGATGGAAGCTGGTATGAATAAGATGGCTGGAGCTTTCTTTCTTGTCAATCTTATGACACCTTGGAATCAAATGATTAAGACACACCAAACCATGTTGGTTGTTACTCGCATACTGGAAGAAAGTGATAATCTTGTTAGGGGAACAATTACACCAAAAAATAAGGCACGACTTGCACAAGCTGGTATTAACTTGGATGATGCAAGGGAAATTATAAAACAATATGTAAATCACGGAGAAGGCGTAGGAGCTAGTAACCCAGCACTACTAAAGGAAGTTCGATTGGCTAAAAGCTGGGAATGGTCCAATAAGAAAATAGCACAAAAATTTAACCTTGCAGTTCAAAATGATGTGAACATTGGAATCATTACTCCACGCAAAGGCGATACGCCTTTGTGGATGTCTACGCAACTGGGTGGCTTATTGGCTCAATTCAAGAAGTTTTCCATGGGAATGACGCAACGATTCCTCATTCGTGGACTACAGGAAAAGGATGCCAACTTTCTTGGCAATGTAATTATGATGATAGCCCTTGGAACTATCATTGACAGGATAAGATCAAGAGCTTTTGACATGGATTATGATGATAAATCCTACAGGGCTAAAATGTTTAGTGCCTTTGAAAGAAGTGGCGTTGGTGGAATCTTTACAGATGCAGTAAACGCAGCACAAAGAGTGATGTTTGATGATCTAGGTGGAAAACTTGGTGGTGCTATGGGTCCAACTGGTTCTCAACTGGATAAGATTTTAAACATCATTAGCACAAATGATGACAGCATACAGGCACAGAATGTGCGTAGACTATTACCATACCAGAACATATGGTACTTGGATACTTTATTTGATCAAGTGGAAAAAGGAATACAATAATGTCCATTACAATATCGGATACCGAACCGAGAGTACAGTATACTGCATCAAGTGGTCAAACTGCTTTTTCGGTTGGATTTGAATTTTTTAACAATTCTGACCTAGTTGTCGTTAAGACATCTAGTTCAACGGACACTACCCTTACATATTCTGCAACACCTTCAAGCGCAGCACAGTATTCCGTAGCTGGAGCTGGTGTTTCAGGTGGTGGTTCAATCACCCTTGGTGGTGGAGCTACCCTTGACGATATATACACAATTTATAGAAACTTGCCTGTGGCAAGAACAACGGATTTTTCTGCATCAGGATCATTTCCTGTAGAAACACTTAACACCGAGCTGGACAAGGTCATAGCCATGACACAGCAAGTGGAGAGGGATTTAAAATTCTCTCCTAGAGCTGCTGCAACAACATCAACTGCATATAATCTGACGTTTCCTGAACTGGAAGCGAATAAAATCTTATCCGTTAATAGTGCTGGAACTGCTGTAGAGTTTGATCAAACAACAACTGATGTTTCAACTGTTGCTGGACTTTCAACTGAAATTACAGCCCTGTCTGCTGTTGACACGGAGATAGGATTGCTTGGAACTTCAGCAGTCATTACTGACTTGGGAATATTAGGAACTGCTGATGTCGTTACTGATCTATCTATTTTAGGAACTG